AAGCTGGAGAGTTAACTGGATTTAACAGATCAGAGATGAATGCAGTCAAACAGTTCTTAAGTAAGAAAGAGGATGTCTATCGTATGCCGTATGGACGCAGGACTGCAAATTTCCCACGAAACTGTATCATCGTAGGAACTACGAACGATAAAGAGTTCTTAAAGGATAGAACAGGAAATCGTAGATTCTGGCCAGTTGGACTCGGAAAACAGAAACCAAAGAAGAACATCTTTCAGGAACTGCCGGCAGAAGTTGATCAGGTATGGGCAGAAGCGGCTGCAAGATGGATGTTAGGAGAGCCGCTGTATATGTCTGGAGATGTCGCCAAAGTGGCACAGGAGAAGCAGGAGACTTACAGAGAAGCATCTCCAAAAGAAGGTGTGATCAGAGAGTTCCTAGAGAAGAAGATTCCAACAGATTGGAAGGAAAAGAGTCAGGCACAGAGAAGGTCATTTTTCAACAGTGAATTTCAGGTAAAAGATGAGAACAACTTAGTAAATAGAGAAAGGATTTGTGCGGCAGAGATATGGTGTGAGTGCTTCGGAGGAGATTTAAAGCAAATGAAACGACATGACATCATAGAGATTAACAGCATTCTTAATTGTATTAGTGGATGGGATCGAGTATCATCTGCGAGATTCGGTCCTTATGGCACACAAAGGGGCTACATCCGTGTAAACAAAGAAGCATAAGCATAAAAAATGTAAACATACAATATCTGGAAATGTAAACAAAGTAAACATACTGTAAACAAACGATTGTTTACAATGAAAACCGCGTAAATACTCGATTTGAATAGAATGTAAACATTGTAAACATTAAATTCTTTAAAAATAAAATATAAAGGGTAATAGTATAACGTACCCCATGTGCACACATACACGCGTATATATATAGGGGATTTCGATTACATGTTTACGGCAAAGGAGAATGATATGAGAGAAAGCAGTATAGAATCCAAGTTCAGGGATAAAGTAAAAGAGGTCGGTGGTATGGCGTATAAGTTTGTATCCCCGGGCAATGCTGGAGTACCAGACAGGGTTGTAATCCTTCAAGGCGGAAAATCTGGATTCGTAGAATTGAAGCGGCCAGGAGAAAAAACAACACCGCTTCAGAAAGTTCAGATCCGTAAGATCTTGGCGACAGGATGTTATGCAACTGTTCTTGATAATAAAAAAGACATTGACCGAGTGATCTGGGAGATCGAAGCATGGAATCCAGGTAAGGCCCTGGACAAGATCACAGAGTTAGAACAGAGAGGCATGATATGAAATTTGTACCACACAATTATCAGCGATACTGCATTAACCGCATGATCACGGATCCGGTCTTAGGATTGTTTCTTGACATGGGACTTGGAAAGACAGTGATCACACTGACAGCAGTCAATGATCTGAGATTCAATCGGTTTGCAGTCCGGAAAGTTCTTGTCATCGCGCCCAAGAAGGTTGCAGAAGATACGTGGACAAGAGAATCACAGAAATGGGATCACCTAAAGATGCTTCGGGTGATCCCGGTCCTTGGAAGTATCAAACAGCGGATCAGAGCGATCAACACACCCGGCGATATCTGGGTGTTATCAAGAGACAATGTCTCATGGCTGGTTGACTATTACAAAAATGACTGGCCATTTGACATGGTGATCATCGATGAGCTGTCAAGCTTCAAGTCCAACAAAGCAAAACGATTCCGAAAATTAAAAAGTGTCAGGAGTCACATCCACCGGATCGTCGGACTTACAGGGACACCAACCCCGAACGGGTTGGAAGACCTGTGGGCACAGATCTATCTTCTGGATGAAGGAAAACGACTAGGAAAGACTTTAACCGGATACCGTGATAATTACTTCACACCAGGAGCAAGAAACGGAAATGTGATCTATGAGTACAACCCGAGGACATGGGCAGACGAAGAGATCAACAAACGAATCAAAGATATCTGTATCTCCATGAAAGCAGAAGATTATCTGGAATTACCAGAACGGATCGACAATGTCCGTCATATCAAACTTCCGGACAAAGCAAAGAAGCAGTATGAAGAACTGGAGAAGACGATGATCGCGGATATCGATGGAGAGACTATTGACGTTACAAGTGCAGCGGCTTTAAGTAATAAACTTTTGCAGCTTTGCAACGGGGCTGTCTATGATGCAGACGGCATATACCATGAGGTGCATGATGAGAAGATCGAAGCCTTAAAAGAGATCATCGATGCGAATGCAGGAAAAGGAATTTTAGTGTTTTATAACTTTAAGCATGATAAGGCACGGATCCAGAAGGCTTTGAAAAAGAGCAGGCTTCGGATCGGAGAGTTAAAGAATCCGGACAGCATCACAGCCTGGAACAACGGGCAGATGGATATCCTACTTGCACATCCGGCAAGTGCAGCATATGGATTAAACCTTCAGGCAGGTGGACATATCATTGTCTGGTTTGGGCTTAACTGGTCATTGGAGTTATATCAACAGGCAAATGCCAGACTGTACCGACAGGGACAAAAAGAGAATGTTGTGATCCATCATCTAGTCACTGCCGGCGGATATGATGAGAACGTCATGGATGCACTGGAAGCAAAAGAAGTTACACAGGATTCGTTCCTGGATGCCTTAAAGGCAAGGATCAAGAGCGTGAAAGGAGAGAACGATGGGAAAGATTGATGCAAAGATGGAAGGCAGGACCGAAGGATTGGAACTTGCTTTACGCATTGTGAGAGAAGGCGGAGCAGAAGCCTTAGAGAGAGAAATGAAACACCGGAGAGTTACAGGGATCAAGGTTCCTGTCGATCATAGAGAAATGGATAAAGCGGCACAGAAGATCAAAGAGCAGATCCTGGATACCGTTCTTGCTATGAGCATCATGGTGCTAAGAGATGAGTTCGGTTTTGGCAAGAAACGGCTGGATCAGTTCAAAGCCAGATTTAACTTGAAAACAGAATGTATGAATGATGGATTAGTTACATGGGCAGACATTCTGGAAGCGATCAGAGATGAGACTGGCATTGAGCTTACGATCAGAGAAAACCGTTAAGGAAAGTTAAGGAGTGAATTAATTATGACAAAGATCAGACAGAAGCTTGCGAAGGTTTATATTCATTCGCAGGATAATGGCAATGACTTTGGGATCATCGACCATCTGGCTGAGGTCGGATACGATGTCGATTTCGAAGTTGTGGATAATGGAGTTGGCAATAAGGTGATCTCATGTGAGATCTATGATGCAGGGGGGGGAGAAAGACAATGATCAGAAATAATAGGACAGCAATGAATGCATACAAGAAGACCAGAGAGAAACACGGTGGGAATCGTCCTCGCTGTGTAGTCTGTGGCGAAGTGATGGATCCAGAGGATGATGAGACAGAGTGGTCCAGAACAAAGAGAAGGACAGATTGTTTTGTACATAGACATTGCGTGAAACACTGGGGAGACGTTTAAGATGCTGATGCAACACAGGTGACAGGAGGCAAGACATGGATAAGAAAAAGCTAAGGCAGTATCGATCTCTGAAGAGGGAGCAGAAGATGCTGGAAGAGAAAATGGAGAAACTGAATGAGAGAGCAGAGAGGATTCCGGCAGTCGTTGGGAAAGTAAAAGGATCCATGAACACGTTCCCCTATATCGAAACGCACATGAGTGTTGTGGTGTCAGAGCCGAAACAAACAGATGTGATCTATCGGCAGATGATGATCAACGGAAAGAGACAGGAACAGGTGGATGAACTTCTGACAGAGATCGAAGAGTTTATCAGTCAGATTCCTGACAGCAATACAAGACAGATTTTTGAACTCATTTATTTGAATGGCAATACACAACAGGAAGTCGGGGATCAGCTAGGCTATTCCAAAGGCAGAATTTCTCAGATAATCAGTGAAAATCTAAAAGATTAAACAAATTAAACAAAAAAGTGTGTTATAGTTATACTTGAGGAAATTGGATAAAGTCCAATGAATCGCCCGTGCAAAATTTTCTTGAGCATCGCAGAAATGCGGTGTTCTTTTGTTCTATAACTACTAGAATATGCTAACAAGTTGTGATATAATAAATAAAAATTTTGCACGGAGGGATAAGTATATGGGAGATAAAGAGAATATCGCAGCAGTGGGTGTAGAAGCTGTAAAGGCTGTAAGTCAGTTTAGTGAACACACATTAACTGATTTAGAGAAAATGATTAAATGGATATCCACACCGAGAGGGCAAAGCAAGGATTTTGAAGAGGCCATAGAAATCTATAAAAAGAACATAGAAGCAGATGAGAGAATTCCGGTTTTAATGAAAAGTGCTATGATATCGAAAGCACGAAAGACGTTAAAAGAGTATTGCAATCAAAATGATATTTTAGAAATTGCAGAAAAATTCCTGATGGGGAAAGAGGAGATAAAAAATCTCGATGATGATTGGCTATCTTTTTTTATGGATAAGGCAAAAAATATAAATAATGATGATATAAAATTAATGTTTGGAAAAATTTTAGCGGGGGAGGCATCAGGAAAAGCGCGAATCCCTAAAAGGCTGATTCAAGCATTAGAAATTATGGAAGAGTATGATGCAAAGAATTTTAAAAATTTATGTAGCTCCATAATAAGATTTTCGGCAGCTGGAACGCGTCAATATAAAATGGTGCCGATGATAGATTTGGCTAATGATACAATGCTAGAATTGTTAGGGCTAACAGTGTCGGATTTAATGGATTTAAAAGCCATAGGTTTAATAGAGTTTAATAGCGAGAGGCCATTTATGCTCAAACTCAACCTTGCACCCCATAGTTTAGAAACGGTAATAAGATACGGTAATAGCGAAAAAATAGTTAATTTACAAGAATTAGAAGCAGGACATGTTACATTTACTAAAGCAGGAGAAAAATTAGCAAGTTTATTAGAAGAGCAGGCTATTAAAGAATACGAAATCGAAATTGAAAAATATTATAGGAGACGAAAACAACAAAAGGAAAATAATGAGTAAAGATTAAGGCACCTTCGGGTGCTTTTTTCGTGCATAAGTTTAAGGACCTCTAGCTCAGCAGGTCAGAGCAGTCGGCTCATAACCGATCGGTCCAGGGTTCGAGTCCCTGGAGGTTCATTTAAGAAATAAGAAAGAAGGTGGTAATGTTTGAATGAAGAAAAAAACTACATATTGGCAGAATCCGATTATGTGGCCGGAATGAAGTATAAAGACATTGCTGCCAAGTATGGAGTCTCGATGAACACTGTGAAATCGTGGAAGAAACGATACGCTTGGTCAAGGAACAAAAAGACAGAATGCATCCAAAAGGGGTGCACACAAAACAAAAAGGGTGCACACAAAAAAGAAGCCGTTGCAGAGGATGTAAGTCAAGTTGTAATTAACGATGAACTTACCGATCAGCAGCAGCTTTTTTGTTTGTATCAATCTAGGATGTTTAATTACACGAAAGCTTACATGAAAGCTTATCCTGGTTGTACTTATGCATCTGCTGCCGTATTAGGAAGCAGGCTTATGAAGAATCAAGTGATCAGAAAAGAGATTGAACAGCTAAAGCAGAATCATATGAATAGAGAATTGCTAAAGCAGGAAGATATCTTTCAAAAGTTTATGGATATTGCATTTGCGGATGTAACAGATTATGTATCGTTTGGGCGAGAAAATATTCAAGTTATGGGTGCTTTTGGTCCAGTAATGGTAGAAAACAAAGAAACTGGAGAAAAAGAAGTTCTCGAAAAAGAAGTCAATACTGTGAAATTCAAACAATCTGAAGATGTTGATGGAACGCTGATCACGGAAGTGAAGCAAGGAAAAGACGGAGCGAGCATTAAGCTGGTTGATAAGATGAAAGCTTTGCAATGGCTTGCAGACCATATGGACATTGCTACAGCTGAACAGAAAGCTAAGATTGAACAGATCAGAGCTAAGACAGAACAGATCAGAAATAATGACAATGATGATGGAGAGGATGGTGTTGTAATTGTCAACGACGCACCTAAAGATATCGGATATAGTGATACCGAAATATCTTCCGATATTCAACAACAAGACAATTAAACATATCATTCTTACATCTGGTCGTGCTGGTACAAAATCAAGTTATGCAGCAATTAAAGCAGATTATCAAATTGTATCAGATAAACATGGATCAGTTGTAGTGCTCCGAAAGCACCATAATAAATTGCGTAAGACAGTATACAAGGAAATGCTTCGAGGCATTAATCGATTACAGATTTCAAAAAAGAAGTTTGCGATCACGAAATCTCCAATGGAAATAACATACAAAAAGCATGGAACAACAATTTACTTTGCAGGTTCTGACGGAATTGATGATACAAAAGGTATTATTGACGAAGATCAGCCAATCAAGTTAGTTATTCTTGATGAGTTAACAGAGTTCTTTGACGATGGAGAAGGAGAAGATGAACTTAGCAATATCGAAGCTACTTTTGTTCGTGGAAACACTGGTGGATTCCAAATGATCTATCTTTATAACCCTCCCAAAAATCCAAATGCAGCGATAAATAAATGGTGCAAAAAGATGGAGAAGAGAAAAGATTGTATCCATATCCATACGGATTACAGAGACGTTCCGACAGAATGGCTAGGACAAGATCTGATAGACAGCGCAAAGGAAATGGAAGAGTCTGATCCTAAAATGTACCGATGGGTATGGTTAGGAGAATCTGTTGGTGTAGATGAACTTATTTATTATATGTATGGAAACCGCCATCGATCGCGACCAGATAAAGACAGGAAATATGATCGCATTTATATTGGTGGAGACTATGGGCAGCAAAACGCAACGACATTTCAGGCATTTGGATTAGATACATACCAAAGGAAGTTTCCTGGTCTGGCAGAATACTATCATAGTGGTAGAGATAGTGGATATCAAAAGAGTCCATCCGAATATGCAAGAGATCTTGTTGAGCTTCTTGATGAACTACATGAAGAATATGAAAACAGAGTATTCTATATTTTTTTGGACCCATCTGCAAAAGGTTTAGCAGAAGAAATTCGAAGAGCAACTAGGAATTTACAGTATTCGGTATTGATGAGAGATGCGGAAAATGATGTTGCACTTGGAATCAGCAGAGTGCAGAAATCGTTAATCTTTGATGTGTTAAGTATTTCACCAGATCAGAAATATGCAGATGAGGAATTTGGCACTTATGAATATGATAAAAAATCAATCGAAAAAGGAAAAGAAGTTCCAGTAAAACTTTCAGATCATTGCATGGATGCAATCCGTTATGCTGTTATGGGAGCATGGGATAAAATAAAATACTGGCTTCCAAGAGATCCAGGAGAGGAGAAACAGAAGATTGAATATATTTAATTATTTCAAAAGAAAAGGAATTGATACGATCGATGCATCGTTTTATCGGAAGATTCAAGAATGGGTTAGCTGGTATAAAGGTAATGTCCGAAACTTTTCTTTTTATAAGATTTATACAGGACGCGGAACATACAAAAGATGTGAACGCAAAAGTATGGGTATGGCAAAAAAGCTTTCAGAAGACATTGCAGATCTGTTACTGAATGAAAGGGTAACGATTACTTTAGATGACGAATATACAAATAATTATGTACACAAAATTTTAAAGAATAATCAATTTATGGTTCAAGGCAACGATTACCAGGAACGTAAAGCATATACTGGTACAGTGGCGTATATCCCTTATCTTGATTCGGCAGATGTGACAGAAGATGGAGTCATTCGATCAGGAATTATAAAAATCAATTATGTTGATGGCCCCAATATATTTCCAGTAAGTTGGAATAACGGAAAGGTTCAGGAGTGTATTTTTACTTTTCCACATACGGTCAATCGAAAAAAATACATCCAGATACAGTCACATTTGATTCGGAATGATGAATATGTGATAGAAAATACGGTTTTAAAGAGTATGAGTGGAAGCCAGGAAGGTACAGAACTAAAGGAAGAAGAATGGAGACAATTAAAACCGTTTAAGAATCTTGCCAAAAGAACAAACACAGGAAGTTTAGAACCGCAATTTGTAATTGATCGCCTAAACATAACAAATAATGCAGATGCGAACAATCCGATGGGAATTGCTATATTTGCAAATGCAATTGACGTATTGAAAAAATTAGATACAGAATATGATTCTTATTATAACGAGTTTTTACTTGGTAGAAAAAGAATATTTGTTGCTCCAGAATTGTTATATAACATTGACGGAACACCGGCTTTTGATCCGGATGATGGAATATTTTACAGCTTGCCGGAAGATTATGATAAGAGTCAAGAAGGATTGATCAAGGACGTTGATATGAATCTTAGGACAGAGGAACACAGCAAAGCTATTAACGATGATCTGAATTATTTGTCGTTAAAATGTGGGTTTGGACCTAAAAGATATAAGTTTGATTCATCTGGAGTAAAAACAGCAACTGAGATCATATCTGAAAACTCCGATATGTATCGAATGATTAAAAAACATGAGATTATCTTGGAAGATGCATTGAAAGAACTGATCAGGATTATTATCCGGTTGGGTATTGTAATTGGAGAACAGTTGAATCCGGATTCTGATATTACGATTGATTTTGATGATTCGATTATTGAAGATAAGGAAACTGAGCGCAAACAAGATATGCAGGATGTGAGTGCTGGAATCATGCGGCCAGAGGAATATAGAGCAAAATGGTATGGTGAAACAATCGATCAGGCAAAAAACAATCTTCCAGAGCAAAATCAGGTGATGGAGTAAAATGAAAAATGAATATAAAAATCGGATGGCAAATAAGATTGCAGCCCATTATGTTGAACTCGAGGAAAGGATTATTCAGGATATTGTCAGGAGAATTGTAAAAACTGGAGAGGTTACAAGTACCGCAGATTGGCAGATCAATAGATTGAAGATCATAGGATATTCATCAGAAGACATTGAGAAGATGTTGAAAACAACATTGAATAAAAGCTATCCGGAAATGTTTGAACTATATGACAAAGTGATCAACTGGGAATATGTTCGAAACAAAGATCTGTATGAACAGGTAAATGCAGAGTACATACCATTTGAAAAAAATAAGCATCTAAATCAAGCGATTAATGGGATAGCGCAACAGTCGTTGGAAGATCTTGAAAATATAACTAGGTCGCTTGGATTTTATTTAGATATCAATGGAAAAAAGACTATGACTCCGTTATCACAGGTATATACAGAACATCTTGATCGTGCATGTTTCGATATTGTTTCTGGAGCGTTCGATTATAACAGTGTTTTGAGAAGAACTGTGACACAATTGACCAACAGTGGATTAAGAACAATAGACTATGCATCAGGTTGGCATAATAGAGTAGATGTTGCAGCAAGACGTGCAGTTATGACAGGGCTGAGTCAGATTACAGGAAAGATCACAGATTATAATGCAAAGAAGCTAGGAACAGAATATTTTGAGGTCGCATGGCACGCAGGAGCACGTCCTACACATGCAGTATGGCAGGGGAAGGTCTGGACAAAAGAACAACTTGTATCAGTTTGTGGACTTGGAACAGTTACAGGGCTGCTAGGTGCGAATTGCTACCATGAGTATTATCCGTTTTTCCCAGGAATATCAGAACGCAACTGGACCGATCAGTGGTTGGAAGAGAAGAATCAGGAAGAAAACAAACCGAAAGAATTTCAAGGAAAAGAATACACGGTTTATGAAGCAAAACAGCGGCAAAGACAAATGGAGACAGCTATGAGAGCTCAACGCGAGAAGGTAAGAGCACTTCAAAAAGGGAAAGCAGATCAAGATGAGATTCTGGCACATAAGATGAAATATCAGGGACAATTAAATGAATATGCGAGATTTTCGAAAAAAATAGGACTTAGACAAGAACGAGAGCGTATTTATCTAGATATGAAAGGAAGAGTAGCGCCTGATCTTAGAAAATTTATTGCAAAGAGCACAGGGAATGATATAATAAAATCAGGAGCGATAAATGGGGCACTTACAGATAAAAATGACCCATTATATACCAGAAGAGACGCACACGCTAACAGATATTATGAATCAATGCGTAATAGTCGGAAGAGTAATATCATTGATCACATTGCAAATAATACCGGAATCTCTAAAAAGAGCATAAGTAAGATATATGATCATGTTTTTATAAATGAATATGAATTAAGTGGTGGAAAAAGAAGATTTGATCCAGATTATTATATGGCTGAATCATTTAGAAGATTGAGAGAGGGAAAAAATATTCAGAAGCACGATTTGATAATGTTAAAGCATGAACGTTTAGAGTACGAATTAATGAAAAAATTACACTTGAAATACGATGAAGCCCATAAAATTACAGAAAGAAAGTATAATTATCAAAAGGCGTTAAATAAATTTTTGAAAGAATATAATTTATAGGAGGTGGAAGAAATGTTGAGACTTGAGTTGTTGGAAATCACAGAAATATCAGTAAAATATAAGTACTATCCGGAAAGTTCAAAGGAATATGGAATCATTGCTGTAGATAGAATATCAAGAGAACGAAGCATTGAAAAGCTTTTGCCTGAATACGGAAGTAATTATCCGGCCCATGCATTTAGAAGAATCGAAGAATATTTGACAAATAATAAATTTCAAGAAGAAGATCTTGTCGCTTGGTATTAATACCGCTAGTTATTTTTATGGCTAGTGGTATTTTTATACCCATTTTTAAGAGAGGAGAAAGGACAATGATTGTAAGCACAGTAACCTATTACATTATTCATTAGGAGGTGATCCAAGGAATCTCCCACCGGCAGGGAACGACCGGACAGAAAAGGAAGTGATGTTGTGATAACTATAAGCATAAGACAAGATGGGATAGAAATGAAAGGTCATGCTTGTAGAAAAGAGAATGATGGAATTGATAGAGCATGTACAGCTGTATCAGCATTGACATGTAATTTGATTAATTCAATGAACGATCTAACAGATGATAAGATTGAATCAGAAGCACATAGTGGTCTTACTATGATCAAATGGCGAGAATTATCCGATAAAGGGAAATTATTAGTAGATTCATGGTTTTTGGGAATTGCTGATATCAATCAGGAATATAACTGCATACAATTTATTTAAGCATCCGAAAGGGTGTTTTTATTATGTCCAAAACATGAAGACATAAAAAGCATTGGTAATAACACTCATATATGGAGGGAAAACATGAGAAAAAGAATGTATTTACAGCTTTTTGAGGACGGCACAGGAGCTGGCTCTAATGGACAGGGCGGAAATAATGCCGGGAATGGTAACGGCAACCAGGGAAATGCCGGAGAAACAGGAAATCAGGCAACATTTAGTTATGCACAGGCAGAAGAGATTGCACAAGCGAGAGCAGAACGTGCAGAAAGATCAGCTTTAAAATCATATTTTCAGCAACAGGGCATGTCAGAGGACCAGGTTACACAGGCAATTGCTGATTATAAAGCACAGCAGAAAAAGAATCAGCCAAATGTAACTCAGATGCAGCAGGATCTTGCAGATGCAAGAAATGAAGTACAGCAGATGAAAAATGAGAAGCTTTTAACTGCAAAGGGAGTAAAAGCGGATGATCTTGACTATGTGTTATACAAAGTTTCCAAAATGACAGATGAAAAAACAAGTTTTGAAAAGGCAGCAGATAAATATTTGAAAGAGAATCCAAGATTCACATCAGGATCAGGGTATCGAGTTTCAACATCAACAGGGAATACATCAAACGGATCCGTGGAAAATGTAAATGCTACGATCAATGATGCAATTCGATCTGCAGCCAGAAGATAATGGAGGTATGAAATGTTTAAGAGACGAATGAACTTAAGATTATTCGATACAGATGCAAATGTGATCGATCGTAGTGGAGCAGAGTCGTTAATTCCTACACAGGAAGCGAATGAGATTATTCAGGGAACAATTACGCAGTCAGCAGTGCTTTCAAGAGGGCGCAAATTAGCTAATATGACAAGTAGACAGTACAAAATACCAGTACTGGATATGCTGCCAATCGCTTATTTTGTAAATGGTGATACTGGGCAGAAGAAAACTACCAAACAGGCATGGGATAAGAAATTTATCACAGCAGAAGAGATTGCAGTGATCGTACCGATTCCAGAAGCTGTGTTAGATGATGCGGAATATGATATCTGGGCAGAAGTTAAACCAAGAGTTACAGAAGCTTTCGGTAAAGTGATTGATGGTGCAATCTTATTCGATGTGGACAAGCCATCGACATGGAGAGATGGAGTAGTTACAACAGCAACAAAAGCGCAATCTGTTGTAACACTTGGAGCAAGTGATAATTTGTATGATAAGATCATGGCAGAAGAAGGTGTGATCGCCAAAGTTGAAGACAGTGGATATTTTGTAAACGGTCATATGGCTGATATCTCTATGCGGGCAAAATTAAGAGGATTAAAAGATGCAGATGGAAATCCAATTTTTAAATCTGATATGCAGGGCGCAACATCTTACAGCTTAGATGGATCTCCAATGAATTTCCCAAACAATGGAGCTTTTGATAAATCGAAGGCATTAATGATTTCTGGAGATTTTAGTCAGCTGGTTTATTCAATTCGCCAGGATATCACGTTTAAACTGTTCACAGAAGGTGTTGTGCAGAATACAGATGGAACGATTGCATATAACTTAATGCAGAATGACATGGTGGCACTTCGTGCAGTTATGAGATTAGGATGGGAAATTCCAAATCCGATCAATGCTCTGAAAACTGATAAAACAAAGAGATGTCCATTCTCAATCCTGAAAGTAGGAGAATAAAAGAAAGAAGGTGTGATCTATGTACGTAACGTATTCATATTACAAAGAACAGTATGTTGGATCACTTCCGGAAGAAGAATTTATCAAAGCGGAACGATGGTCAGAAGCGTATATTCGCAATCTGACCTACATCCATGGAGATATCTTTGCATCAGATCTTGATATGATAAGAGATGCTGTATGTGCAGGTGCAGAGGTATATGCATCTTACAGAAGGAAACAGGAATCTAATAATGGTATGCAAATTAAATCTGAATCAACCGATGGTTATAGCGTTACTTATGTGAACGAACAGACAGATGGTCAGACATTGGAAGAGTTGATGCAGAAAAAAGCATATGAAGCAGTAAAAATGTATTTATTGCCAACAGGATGGCTGTCAAGAAAAGTGAGGTGTTGTGATGATAACAAACAGTGCTGTAACAGTTTATAGCCGTCAATATGATAGCGAAAAACGATTAGACATCTGGGAAAGAACATATGTCAAGGATGCATGGTGGCATGAAGCAGAATCTTCTGCAATTACATCCGAAGGATTGAAAAGAGCTGACACGTTTGTGATCAGAATACCTGATACTACGATAAATATAAAAAAAGATGATTATCTTGTAAAAGGAATCTGTGATATTGATATGGCAACAGCTAAGGACCTGAAAGGAACAGAATGCTGCAAAGTCACATCTGCAAATTATAACACATTTGGTGCAAATCCACACATAAAGGTAGGTGGTGTGTAAATGGCACAAAAAAGAAATATTGTGATCAAAACACCAAGAGGCAGTATTTACACAGTAAAAACAGCAAATGGATCCGTGACAGCTAAGATGGAATGGAATCATGGATTTTCTGGACAAAAGAGTGCAAGCTTTGGAGAAGCCCAGGAGTTTGTCGATTCAGAATGTATCAGAAGGATGAATCCGGAGACACCGAGGCTGTCAGGTGCTTTGATCAAGTCTGCGACACTGGGAACAGTGATCGGATCAGGAGAGATCAACCAGATCACGCCATATGCACGCAGGCAGTATTACGAGCATAAAGAAAAGTCACGTTGGTTCGAACGTATGAAAAACAGGCATAGAGACAGTATTCTGAAAGGAGCACAAAAATATGCAGGAAGCTAATATAATTGATTCCATCCGATCGTTCATATTAACCTGTCCGTTTCTGGATAACTACAGAGTAAACGTGGATCACTTGTCAGAAGATATGAGTTATTCTGTTGATCCACTTCCATGTGATCCTGTGTTGCAAAAATACGTTGATGGTGGCAAAAAGAAACAGTTTCAATTTGCTTTTACCAGCAAGGAGCAGTATGACGAAGATGCAAGGATCAATATTGAAAACAGTGGATTCTATCAGGCGTTTGAGGAATGGATGGAGCAGCAGACGGATAAAGGAGAGATGCCGGAACTCAAAAATGAGAAACAGCATCCATATGAATTACAAACACTAAACAGCGGCTATCTGTATGATGCAGAGGGTGAACATGCCCAGTATCGTATAGAATGCCGCCTTCTTTATATACAGGAGGTATAAGACAAATGGAAAAGGCTAAATTAGTAAGACGTAGCCAGAGGGTTGCGTTCTATGGTGTTCCAGTTAGTGATGGTGAAGTTACAACGTACAACAGAATGGAACACTTTACAACGTTAACAGATGGAAAGAACCCGATCACATACGAAAGACAGTACGTGGACAAAGACAGTCAGGATTCTGACGTAACAGGATACGGAACAACTTTAGAATATGGATTCGATCATCATAAAAATGATCCAGTTCTTGCGGATCTTGCAAAAGTTCAGGATGATGAACTGACCGGAGAAATGAGAGATATCGTTGTGGTTGATTTGTTCGATAAGGGAGAAACAACGAAAGATGATGAGTTTGTAGCACGAAAGAGAACATATTCCATTCTTCCAGACAGTTCTGGAGATGGAACGGATGCATTACAGTATTCAGGAAGCTTTTCTGTGAAGGATGATATCGTAAAGGGATATGCGAAAGTATCTGCAGACGGAAAGACTTGTACATTCAGCGAGACAGCTACACCCTAATGTAGCTGTCGACATTGAACAGGCAGCAGAAGAAGATATTGAAAACAAAAAGGAGATTGAGCCATGAGCCAGAATGATAAGAACGAAAGAATTTGGAAGATCAACGGTCTTGAATTAGAGTTAGATCTTGAAGATGCAGACGTGTTTGAAAAAACAATGAAAGCATTTGAACAGATGGATGAAGATGGAAAAAACATTGATAAGACAGGAAAAATGCCAGAATTTATCAAGAGATACTGCGAGATTTATTACAATGCATTTGATCGTATTTTCGGAGAAGGTACAGGAGAAAAAATCTTTAGTGGAAAGAAAAATATGAGAAACTGTGATGAAGTTTGGGATTCATTCATTGGATTTATGCAGGTAGCAGTTAAAAAAGCAAATGCAAGAAGATTACAGTTAAGTGGTAAATATATGCCAAACAGAGATCAGAACAGGGGACAGAGAAGGAAGAAAAGAAAAAAGAATTTTAACACATATAACGGTGGTAAAAACCGATGAATCCCTTATACGAGCCGCTCCCTGATTATGTGATTGCAAATGGAAAGAAGGTCAGAATTGTAACAGATTTTCGTGAGTATATAAAACTCATGGATCTGCTGAAGGATGAAGAGGTTGAGGAAGCAGAGAAGAAGCAATTGCTTGCATGTTGGTTTCTTGATGATCCCGGTCCTGACTTTGAGGGATGTTTGCAGGCATTGACGGATTTTGTAATAAATTACAAGGAAACGAAGGTATCAGAGGGAGAAGAAGATAACAACGAAGAAGATACGAAACATAACCAAGTGATCTCATACAATCAGGATGCACCATATATCATATCCGGATTTTTAGAGTGTTATGGTATCGATCTGACAGAAATACCATATATGCACTGGTGGAAGTTCCAGATGCTGATTGATGGCATGAATGAAGATTGTGAGCTAAAAAAAAGAATGGGTTATAGAAGTATTGATCTTAACCAGATAAAAGATAAAGAAGAAAGAGAAAGGATCAGGAAGATTCAAAAGCAGATAGCGATCATTGACTATGAGGTCACAAGTGAGGAAATCGGAGATGCTTTTGGAAATATGATGTTTTAATGATTATGAAGATAAAAGAGATCCCATTTGAAAGAAAATGGTATTCATGCCCACATTGCGGTGCACATCTGCTGATCTATGACAACACAGCTCAAAGCAATAATGTGTTCTTAAAATGTAAAAAATGTGGGAACGAGGTAGAAATAAAAATTAAAAATTAGTGCATAAGTGAGCCATTGAGCCGTGCATATTCGAAAGGAGAATATACATGGGTTACGATGGCTCTTTAAAATTTGATACAAAAATTGATGAATCCGGATTTAATGCCGGAGTGTCCAAGATAAGCAGTGCTGCAAAGAAAGGTCTAGCTATAACAGCAGGAGCAGTTGCTGGTGTGGGTGCTGCCTTGGGTGCTATGACAAAACAATCATTAGATTCTGTATCAAAACTAGAACAGAATGTTGGTGGTGTTGAGACTTTATTTAAGAAAAGTTCTAAAACAGTAATAGCTAATGCAAACAAAGCTTATAAGACTGCTGGAATGTCTGCAAATGAGTATATGCAGAATGTAACAAGTTTCTCTGCATCGTTATTACAGAGCTGTGCAAAGAATACTGATAAAGCGGCAAAAGTAGCTGATATGGCTATGATTGATATGTCTGATAATGCGAATAAGATGGGAACCAATATGGTGGATATCCAAAACGCTTATCAGGGATTTGCGAAGCAGAACTATACAATGTTGGATAACTTAAAACTTGGATATGGCGGAACCAAGACAGAAATGGAAAGATTGCTTGCGGATGCATCCAAGATATCAGGTGTTAAGTATGATATCAACAATCTTGCAGATGTATATAATGCAATCCATATCATTCAAAAAGAGTTAGGTATTACAGGAACGACATCTAAGGAAGCAGCAACAACGATCGAGGGATCAATGAACAGTGCAAAGGCTGCATATGATAATTTCTTAAATGGTTCAGGATCAGCGGAAGAACTTGCAGATTCCATAGCAGTAATGATGGAGAACATCGGAAAGAATCTTGGAGAGATCATTCCACGTTTGGCAGCTACAATCCCGGAACTTTTTAGTACATTATGGGATGATATGAAAAGCGAGATGCAACAAGGTGTTCAGGTTGGAGCCGAAATGATCACCAGTATTCTCTTAGGTATAACAGAAGGGATACCTGATTTCTTATCTGTAGGTGGTCAGGTTATTATGTCGTTGGCAGGTTCAATAAGCTCTGCATCACCTCAACTTATTACTGCAGCAGGAACGGCAATACTTGCACTTGGGTCTGGAATCATGCAGGCATTGCCACAGATGATCAGTTATGGAGTGCAGATCATAACGCAGATAGGAAACGCAATATCACAAGCAGCACCAGAACTTATACCTAAAGCAATTGAAGCCTTAGCTCAATTTGCTCTTGGTTTAATTTCTGCATTGCCACAGTTGATCACTGTTGGAATCCAGATGATTACATCATTAGCACAAGGACTGATCAATTCGATTCCTTTATTGATTGAGTATGTGCCACAGATCATCAATTCATTTTGTGCAGCGATAGACACAGGATTACTTCAATTGATTGCCGCAGGTGTAAAAATCATTGCAAATCTTGTTATTGGAATTGTTCAGGCTATTCCGCAGTTGATTGATGCTTTACCGCAGATCGTACTTGCTATTTATAATGTATTTATGCATATTAATTTGCTTAGTGCAGGAGCTAATATCATAAAAACGTTAGCAAGTGGCTTAAAAAGTTCAGGTGGCAGTGTAATATCAGCTGCACAGAACATAGTTAAGTTTATCTGGAATCAGTTGGTAAAAACCGATTGGGTAAATCTTGGCAAAATGCTGATTCAGAAGTTAGTTTCTGGAATTAGAGGAATGGGCGGAAGTGCAGGAAGTGTTGCACGATCAATCGGACAGAAGATTTTTACAACAATATCTAATGTAAATTGGCTTAGCTTAGGAAAGACTGTTATATCAAAACTTATATCCGGACTACTTAGTTTATTAGGCAGAATGGGAAGTGCTGCTAAGAGTCTGGGAACAAAAGCCGTAAGTGCATTCAAAGGAATTAACTGGGGAAGCGTTGGATCAAACATCGTAAAAGGTATCATTGGCGGTGTTGGTGCGATGGCTGGATCTTTATTAAGCAAAATGCAAGGACTTGCAAGTAGTGCCTTAAAGGCGGCTAAGAAAGCATTAGGAATCAAATCGCCTTCTAGAGTATTCAAAAAAGAAATTGGAAAACATATTGTAACTGGTATTATAGCCGGAATTGATACAGAGCAAAAGAATCTTAAAAAGACGATGGAAAGCTTGTGTAACACAGCGGTATCATCTGCAAAGAATGCAAGCAAAAAAGGAAACTTTGAAGATATAGGAAAGACATTTACACACGGTTTGTCGTCTGCAATAGATACTCAAGTTTCAAAAGCGACAACAGCTGGAAAGAATCTGATCAACAAGGAGATCAAATCTGGAAAGAATAAGGACACGGATCAATATGATAAAAAAATAAAAGATCTAAACAAAAAGATCAAGAAAGCTAAAAAAGAGAAAAAAAGCACAAAATCTTTAGAAAAGCAGTTAAAACAAGTTAAAGATAAGAAAAAAGCAGTGGCAGATACGTATTCACAGCTTGGAAAATCTATGATCACAGCTTATAGTAATGCAGTTAAACAGCAAGGGCAGCAGATCATTTCGCAAGCAGAAAAAGAGATAGAAGAGTTATCTGCGGCTTATCAGGAAAAATATAACTCATTGATCCAGCAAAGAAGTGACATGATCTCAAAACTGAGAAGTACAGGATCATTATATGATCTGGATGGAGATTTAGAAGCGATCAAAAATTATCAGAATCGTATCAAAGCATTAAAAGGTAAAATCCCAGATACTCTTATGCAGCAGATTCTTAGAATGGATGTCGCAAGTGCCAATGATTATATGGAATATTTGCAGGCACTTGATCCAGATAAATATCAAGACTACATAAATAAATGGAATGAGATTTACAATGGATCAGAACCTTTTGGAAATGATTTCTTTCAAAGTGATCTTAATGATTTGGAGAACACTTATGAGACTGAATTGACAGGAAGATTAAATGATCTGAGTAAAAAAATAAATCAGATTGGTCAGAATACGATGAAAGGGTTCATATCAGGAATGCAATCCCAGACAAAAGGAATGACCAAAGCTGTAAATGCTATGTGTGATCAGCTTATAAAAAGCATGAAAAATAAATTAAAGATTAAATCTCCGTCAAGAGTCGTTAGAGATAAGATTGGTAAATATATGCCTTTAGGACTTGCAGCAGCATTTACTAAGTACATGCCAGAAGCAACAACAAAAATGGAAAAAGATATAGACATATCATTGGCAGCAATGCGTAAAAAAGTAGAATCCGTAGAATATCCAAAGCCGGATACACCAAATTATAAGGGACCAGGAGGAAACAAACCTGTTGTGATCGTGCAGGATAATAAACCAGTTGAAGTGAACGCAGAGATTCATACAACGGTTGATCTTGACGGAAAGACTGTTGGGAAGCAAATAACACCATACGTGAACAGAAATCTTGGAGAAGAACAGACAAGAGCAGAAAGGAGAAATTGATAATGTTCGATGTAAAAATAGGCGATTACAGTATGTATGAAGATTTTGGATTGCAGGCGTTATCAATTGATCCAGGATCTGCCGAAGTAGATGAGAAATTTAAGGAAATACCAGGGCGTAACGGAGACTTAGATCTTACGGATGCCCTCACAGGGTTTCCGGTGTATAAAAATGCAAGCATGAAACTGACATTTGATTTTAAAGATGGCAGTTATGATCTATGGTTAGCACGTGCAAGTGAGTTGCAAAATAAGCTGCATGGAAAACGTATGAAAGTGGTGCTTGGAAATGATTATTTTTACTATGAAGGTAGAATTTCTGTTAGTACAGAAAAGATAAATAAACACTACAGCAGCGTTGAAATTACAGTAAATCGCGATCCTTATAAGTTAGAACTCAATTCATCATTAGAGGACTGGTTATGGGATGAATTTGATTTTGAAACAGGAATCATAAGGGAATATGGCAATCTACAGGTAAATGGAACGTTAGAGCTCGTTATACCAGGAAGAGCAATGAGAGTGATACCGGTCTTTGAGTGCAGCGAGGAAATGACAGTAAGTTATAATGGCACAACGTATAATCTGCCAAAAGGAAAAAGTCAGTCTCCAGATCTGCTATTAGGAGAAGGAGATAATGTTCTTGTATTCAAAGGAAATGGAATAGTTTCGGTAGATTATCGTGGAGGTAGCTTGTAGTATTATGTATAAGGTTAAAATTGGAGATAAGTATTTGTATCATCCATGGGATAGAACACGGCAGATTGCTGATCCTAAGCTTGATACAGAGCTAAATAAAAATGGATCATTCTCATTTGTAATCTATTCAGATAATCAGTTTTATGATTCATTTAAAAAATTAAAAACAGTGATCAAAATAATAGATTTTGATACACAAGGGAATGAGAAAGAGATATTTTGTTCTCGTGTGTTAAATGAAGAGATTGATTTTGAAGGAGAGAAAACAATAACATGTGAAGGAAATATGGCATATCTACTCGATTCTGTCCAACGTCCATACAAAGGAGAATATACACCAGAGCAACTCTTTAGGCTATATATTGAAAATCACAATGGGCAGGTGGAAGAAGAAAAACAATTTAAAGTTGGAAACATAACAGTAACCGGAGAAAAAACAAAATATGATGAAAGTGATTATAAAGATACAAGAACAGCGATCGCCGAAAAATTAATAAATGTATATGCCGGATATATCAGAACAAGAAAAGAAGAAGATGGATATTACATAGATTATTTACAAGAATATGATGATGCAGAAGGGCAGCCTGTTTCGTTTGGCAAAAACATATTAGACATTACACAATATATAAAAGCGGATGATATAAAAACATGTATTATCCCACTTGGAGCTACAAACAGTGCAACAGGAAAGCCAATAACGATTGCAAGTGTAAACAATGATGTAGATTATATTTATGATCAGGTAGCAGTTGAAAATTTTGGAAAAATCTTTGGAACAGTGTCATATTCAGATTTAGAAAGTCCATTGCAGTTATTGGAAAAGGCAAAAGAAGATATAAAGGATCTGGTCAATTTGTCGATCACAATAGAATTAACAGCAATAGATTTAAAAGATCTGGGATACGATGTTAAGAAAATAGATATAGGAGACAAGATTCCAGTTATATCGAAGCCACATGGAATAAATTCATACATGCAGGTAAGTAAGATAAGTAAGAATTTAAAGGTGGTGGATGATTGCAAGGTAACATTGGGATCAACGTTGAAAACGTTAGTAGAAAATCAAAACACGTACAATAGTGGGATAAAAAATGTCGAAGCGACAGCAAACGGAGTAGTAGCAAAGGCAGCAGTTGCAGAGAAAAACGCAACAGCTGCAGCTGATGCAGCAAAAAATGCAACAAAAACAGCAGAAGAAATAAAAGAAAGCATTGGAAATAGAACAGTAGGTAATAAGTATGGAAACGTCCCTTATATTTCAGAATCGGGAGAAATGAATATTGGGAAAACAATAGAATTTCATTCTACAGATAATTATCCAGAAGAATCAGATGGAAAGCTATATGTTGAGAATGGAATTTTATATTTTGCAGATAAAACAGGAACAGTAAAACAAGTACAGATGATGCAGGAGGAAATATGAAGATAGAAGAACTATTGAACAATGTCTTACATAAAATCTATGGAAAAGAAGTCCGACAAAGCTTTGTTGATGCGATTAGGCAATGCTACAAAGATGCGACAGGGCATCCTGAGTCTGTTGCAGGAGTAATCGAAGAAAACAAAAATATGCAAAAACAGTTAGATTCTAATATCAATACAATAAATGGAAGAATCGATACTATACTAACAGGTACTGTAAATACAACAAAACTAGTAACAGTACATTCGGCAACTATTAGAAACAACAGCGCCAGCGACCTTACATTTAAAATTAGTAGCAAAGACAATGAAACACTGAAAAGCATAAAGGATAAATCACCTACAGTTATAAATGCTAATGTTATTGCTAAAGCATTAGATGGAGTAGCAATAAATGGTAAAGGTATCCCATCAAGTTATAATGTAGAGTCAACAAACGATGAATATGTTATAACTGTGTACTCGGGATCAAGTAGTGTCGTTGGGCAGTATGTTTTTATGGCAGTTGTAACAATAGCATATGAAGACATTGCGACAGATATAAGTTCAGCCGAATTAAAAGATGTAAGAGCAGGTGCTGATGGTACTGTATATAAGAGTGCGGGAGAAGCAGTTAGACAGCAGATTGGTTCACTAAAGGAATCTTTAGATAACTCCGAAGAACGTAACATTGATCCGCTGAATAAAGCAGTATTTGGATCACGTAAATTATTACTTGCTACACCAATTGATGAAGATTGGTCAGGGTACATGAATGAAAAAGGAGAAATCTATGCAAAGGATAATTCTGACCGATGGCACAAAACGTATAGATTGTGTAGTGAAGATACAACTATTAAAGTTAAAGATTATGCTGGTGGAAATATAAAGCATTGTATATTTTTAGATAGATCTAACAATGTAATTAGTACAACAGTTGGTGCTTGGACACAAAAAATGTTAGATGTTTCAGTTCCTAGTGGTGCAAAGTATGTAGTTGTAAATGCAACAGATAGTGCGGACATGATCGTATGTTATACACATATCTTTGATACAGACTACAATGTAGCAGAAAAAATGAACGATGTTAACATACGAATGAATTCCGCAGAAGCCACGATCGGCAATGTTAAAGAATCTTTAAACAGTGTGACAGATACAGTATTTTCAGAAAAAAAATATGCGTCTTTGAAGTCCGTAGAAGAAACAAAAAAGGTAACCAATAGCGGGACGTTTGATAGAGAAGGAAGAGCGAATGCATATATTGTGAATACATATATCGGACAGACACTAAAAGCAAGGGGATATTCTGGTGGAAACATACCTTTGATAGTCTTTTTTGACAGCGATGATAAGTTTATATCTTATATAAATCCCAGTAACGCTTGGAACAATAATGTGTATCAGGATGTGGTCGTGCCTGAAGGAGCGTATAAAGCTTATGTGAACGATAATGATGGGGACCGAACTATTGATTTACAAGGATTACAGTTTGAAAAATACAACATAAAACAAGAATTAGAAAGATTGGAAGGATTGATTCCTGACAGTTCAAAAATTAGTTATGATTTAGAACAAGCTCAATTGCAGATGGCAAAAACACAACGGATGAATGATTTTGCATATTCAAAATTCGATAAGGCATATTTTGTATTAACCATCGACGATGCTAATAAATGGCTTCCAGATGTCTATGATTTATGCCACGAACTGGGAGTTCCGCTATGCCCGGCGATTATTGTTGGAAATCTAAATACAGACTACAAAAACGATGGGCGAACAATTAAAGATATTTGCGATTTGGTTGTTGCAGACGGCGGAGAAATATTAGCGCACAGCGGCAAATATATTACGAAAGAAAGCACTGAGGAAGATTACGCAGACGTGTTTAGAATGCCCAAAATTGAACTTGAAAAATTGGGATATGATATACGCGGAATTATTACTGCCGGCGGTGTTGGGTATTTGTCGAATGATATAAGATTAGATAATTGGAGTAGAAAATACTATGATTATTCTGATCAAAATGGGATATCATCCTCAAAAGCATATTACCGCCCGAGATGGTGGCATCACGACTACACAATGGATGGGGCAAAAAAATATGTAGACAATGCGATTTCTAACAAATCTTTTGTTGTTATGGCTATGCATGGTAGTGACAATGCAGATGATTTAGAGCATATAGATCACGTGAGAGAACTGTTGCAGTATATTATTTCAAAAGGCACGGATAAAATTGTTTTTACAACATGGGCTGATGTCTATGATACGTTTGGATCTACAGTACTTGAAGAAAGAATTAAAGCACTTGAAGAAAAAGTAAGTAACTAAACAGGCTGTTAAAAAGAAAACTAAAATTGCCTCTATGTTGAGAATTCGAAAGCATACATAGAGGCACTTGTGAAATATTAAGGAATATATATATCCTTATTGCAAGATTAACATATTTCAGAATTAAAAACAACAAAAAAAAGGAGTAACGTTGAGTGACTATATTACTAGTTAAGCAGCATAATTTCAAAATAGCAGAAAAAGGTGCATGATATCATGCACCAAATTAAATGATTTGCAGTTATTAAGGATTTAGTTAATTAGAATTGTCAAATATAGTTTCATGGATTACAATTATATTTAATACATAAATTAGGAGGAACTATATTTGAAAAGGACAGTTAAAATTACCAAATATCTTATAGGTTTCATAGCAAGTATCTTTGGATTCGTTACTATTGGGATTGCTATATCAATCATAATTGCTAAAATATCAATGATATCATTTAATAATGTTAATACAATGGTAGCTAGCACAATGGGTCCAGTAGTTACTTTGATTGGAATTGTAATAACGATTCAAGAAACTAATAAACAGAATAAAAAAATGCATGAAAATCAGATTAAAGCATATGAACAATCATTAGAAGATTCGAGAAATAAAGAAGTTATGCCGTATTTTTTTCTATATAAAATTGATAAGAATGATTCCAGAATGGAAGAATCAAGCAATGGAATTGTTATTGGATTAGAAGAAAATGAAGAGAAAACAGAAATGAAAGAATACGGAAGATTAATTATAGAAAATATAGGTAATGGACCAGCATTAAGATTATCGATGCGAGAGAGTGGAACGTTTGCATCATACGTTATAGATAATCAGTATATCAAACCAGGAGAATCAAAATCGATTAGCTTAATGGTATTCCATAAAATTGTCGATTTCAAGAAGCAAGAAGATTATTTAAATTTTACAACAAAGGACGTTCAAATAGAAATTTGTTGCAGAGATATTTATAATAATGAGTATGTATGGGAAGTTGATTTAAAAACGCATAGAGCTATTTCTACAGATGCTAAAGATATTACAAATAAAGATAACTATAAAGAGATATATGATATGGAAATAAGAGGTCAAAAATTAAGATTAAAAAACGATATAAATATGAATTATGATTGAAAGAAGGTGTTCGAAAGAGCGCCTTTTATAATGCAAAAAATTACCTAATTGTATAGCAAAAAGGACGTTCAAAAAACGTCCTTTTGAAGAAATTCGATGTATAGGGGTTTATACATCAAGTATGAAAAAACTCCCTTAGAATTATAACAATTTTTTTACAATAAAGTCAAGAAAGGAGACAAGCAAATATGAGAATCAGAGCAAGACCAATAAAGGTCTTATTTTTATGCAAAAAACCAGATAAGAAAGGAAAAACAAAATGATGAAAGAAATTATATTATTACTAGGTAGCAACATGCTCTTTCGAGCACTCCTGATCTGTGTATCTTTAGATTCCATCCTTGGAGCGCTACGAGCAATCAAAGAGCATAAGTTTAATTCGTGCGTAGGAATTGATGGGGCAATCAGAAAAGCAGCAATGTTGTTTTCTGTATGTTTACTGATGTCAATTGATGTGATCATGAATATTAATGTATTGAGTTTTGTACCAGAACAATACGTGCAGATTCTGGGAATTAACAAAATGGGAATCTGCGAATTTTTCAGTCTTTTGTTCATATTATATGAGGCGGTCAGTATTTTGAAAAATATGACATTATGTGGACTTCCAGTGCCAACACGAATCAAGAATTTTATCCAGAAGTTTTTAGAAGATATGACAGAAGAATTACCAGATTAGGAGGAAAAATAAAATGGCAAAAGCAAGTACAATTATTAAAAAGGCAGTAAGTTATCTCGGAACAAAAGAAAATCCAGCAAACAGTAACAAAGTCAAATTCAATAACGATTATTATGGAAGAGTGGTATCTGGATCAAGCTATCCTTGGTGCTGTACATTTGTATGGGATATTTTTAAGATGTGTGATGCATCAGATTTGTTCTTTGGCGGTAAAAAGACAGCATACTGCCCAGACGTAGAAAACTATTATAAAAAACATGATCGTTGGCACTCCACTGGACAGGCAGGAGATCTTTGTCTGATGGATTTTGGAAAAGGTAGAGCATCTCACATTGGTATTGTTGAAAAAGCAAATTCAGACGGTACATATACAACGATCGAAGGAAATACATCAAGGAGTAGCGACGATAATGGTGGAGTAGTCATGAGAAGAACAAGGAGCAAGAGTGTGATCCGTGGATTTGCAAGACCAGATTATGACCCGGAAAAGTACACTGCAGTAAAGAAGACATCCGACAAAGGAGCAATCAAGTGGATGCAGAAGAAACTAAATTCACTGACTTCTGGAACTAACATTGAAGTGGATGGAATCTGGGGAAGAATGACCACAGCACAGCTCAAGAGATATTGGAAGCAATTAGGATGGAGAACAACAGGAACATACTGTGGCAAAAAAACTTGTGCAGCCTTATATTCTAACAGAAAGAATTAATAAAGGATTGCTTTCAGGTATGATGTAAGTTATTATAAAAATATAGAATGACTTTTGATAAATTTGAAAACCAAAAATAAACGTTGTAGGAATTAAACTATTTCTACATTATTACTATAAGCACACCAAATAAACCGCGTAAACTCGTACTTTTAAGCTTACATTGAAGAAGCTGCTAAAGCAGGTAAATTCTAGGAAACCGCTTAAATACGTGGTTTTTAGGAACGATAAAAGTGGTAAAAAGCAATGAAAAGTGACTCGTTGCTACAACATTGCTACAACATTACTACAACTCGTTGCTACAAGTGAATAAACAAAAAGAGTCAAGAATGCATATCATATCTTGGCTCTTTTTTGCTTTATAGGAAAGTTCGCCTTTGGCTCCTTTCCAAAAGAAAAATAGCCCACATAAAAGTGGGCAGAGCAAACAGATGATCATGGTTTTAGAAAATATAAAAACCTTCTTCACCAAAATCATCACCAAACACATCTTCATTTAGAAAATAATCCATATCCAGCAGGTCATCCTCGCTCATATGGCGAATGTCCTCGGATGTCATACCTTCTGGGGGATTTGAAATATATTTTTCGCGTAGCTCTTTGATATTCTTTTTCATGGTAGGGTTCCTCCTTTATATGAGGATTATAGCATAAAAAGAAGTGGTCATGCAGAAGAACGCTTTCCACGGGAGCGGGACATTGCTTTCTCGTATAATTCTTCAAGAGGTACGCGGCGATGGTTATGATATATTTCCAGGATCACCATCTGTTGTTTACAATGAGGACAGATCAGAGGATCATAGCCAAAAGAAGAAAGGATCGCAGTACGCCACCGGTTAAAACAACGGAAAGTATGCCGTTTTTCTTTCGAAATAGCGAGATGGAGTTTTTTATCAATGGAACGATGTCTGGCATAAAGGCCGCCATAACGGATCATCTTGAAATGTTTTTCAGGGATGTGCCGGATAAGGCGTTTGATAAAATCCATGACAGGAATGGTTTCTTGAACGTATTGATCATCTTCGTGACGATTGTAATGGAAAGAGACAAGATCACCGGTATAAGAATCGACCCTGGAAGTGGCAATGACAGGGCGACCAAGATACCGGCCAATATATTTGGTAACAGTCTTAGGGTCACAACGGTTGGGTTTGGCATAAACATAGAAGCCGTGTTCATGTTCCAGATAACAACGGGCAGAAACTTTTTTAAAAGAAGGACCGATGCGGAGCAACATTTCCTTGAGGAGAGCAGTACGGAAAGCATTGCGAAGGACAACACTGGAGACGGAATGAAAGAGACAGTTAAGGAGAGAGCGATCCTGCAGGAAAAAATCACGGAGGGACGCATCAATGGTAAAAACGCAATGACGGTGTCTGACATTAACGAGCTTAAAGGACATAGAGGTAGTGCGATCCATGGAATATTTATTACCGCAGGTAGGGCAGAAACGGCTGTGACAACGGAAAGGAACAAACTTGAGATTTCCGCAGTGGATACAGCCATACATGGCACCACCATAAGAAGGATCACCACAGTTGATCATCTTATCGATATTTTCCATCTCAGCAGGTCTGGGATGAAGAGTATATTTGATTTGTTCATAATGATCTGTAAAGATCTCTTGTAGGATATTCAT